AAGTACAACGTGGCGTAAGTATAAAGAGGGGGCTTCGGCTCCCTCCTTTTGAAAGGAAAAAATAATGGCTGCTGTTCAATCTCTTCGAAATAAAGCCTACGTTGTGGAAAAGGACGTGACGCTTGCCGCCTCGTCTGGCACCGCTGTAGGTATCTCTGTGGGCGCTGGCACTCTGGTGTTGGCTGTCGGCTTCCAAAACTATACGACGGTGCCTAACATCACCACGTATACACTGGATATCACCGATGGTACGACCACCTTCGCTAACGATCTCGACTTCGACAACACCGCTGCTAACACCATCAAGATTGGCACCACTGCCGGTCTGGTTGCTGCGGCTGACACCATCGACGTCGTGACCACGATCTCCGGCTCTCCCGGCACGATCTCTGGTCGCGTGTTCGCCGTGGTGGTTGACGTCAATGCAGACTGGGCTACCCCGGGTTCTGTTGATCGTGACACGCTTGCCTAAGTCTTACAAAGACTAAAGCTAAGGAAAAGGCTCTACGGAGCCTTTTTCTGTTGTATAACTAGGGATACTATGGCAACCTATCTTTCGCTCACTAATGAATTGCTGCGACGCATCAACGAAGTAGAGATGGACTCTAATACGTTTGAGACAGCACGAAACATTCAGGCTTTGGCGAAAGACGCCATTAACGCCTCTGTTCGTGAACTTCTCAATCAAGGGCAAGAATGGCCCTTTCTGCTGATAACGCAACCTCAAGTTACAACAATCGGGGTAGCTGAGTATAGTTTTCCTGCCAATTGCTCTAGTGTCGATTGGGATAGCTTCTACATTCGACAACTCATTGATCAGACCAATGTCCCGCAAAAGCTAGAACAAATGCCGTATACGGAGTTTTTGCGACATTATCGTGGTCGCGATGATAGCGGTGGCGAGGCAGCACGCGAAGCTCCACGACGTGTATATATGACACAGGAAAGCAAGTTCGGGCTTACTCCACCTCCCGATAAAGAATATACAATTGAATATAAGTATTGGAGCTTTCCTTCGGAAATGTCTCTTTATTCCGACGTGTGCGTTGTTCCTGATCGCTTTAAAGGTGTTGTCATTGACGGCGGAATGATGTTCTTGATGATGTTCCGCAGCAACGAACAAAGCGCAGGTATACATAAAGAAAAGTTTGATAACGGCATTCGCACTATGCGTCGCCTATTGATGGATGATCCCGTGTCGATGGCTTCGACAATGATTTTGAAACCCGCTGTGTCGGCAAGAGTGCTCAATGGCTGATCGGATTCAAGCGCTAAAGGTTAGTTGTCTTGGTGGTCTTGACACCAATCAAGATCTTTTGACCCAAGCAGAGCGCTATCCCGGTAGCGCCTTGCAGCTTATAAACTATGAGCCGTCGATTTCGGGTGGTTATCGACGCATTAGTGGCTATGCAAATTCGTATGGCACCGTACCGGGACAAGGTGGTGTACTTGGCATCAATGTATTCGAAGGCATAAACAACGGTATTTTTGCTTGCCGTCGACCCAGTAGTGGCACGGCTTACTTCTATCGTTGGAATACATCAACATCTGATTGGGTTGCAATTACAACACCCGGCACCGTCAATATGTCGACGGTAAAAAAAGTACGTTTTGAAAATCTGTCATGGGGCACTGACAAGATGGTGCTCGTCGATGGCGTCAATCCTGCTGCTGTTTACAATGGTACAACCTATACACAGATCACGGCAACAACTGCGCCTACAAATCCAAAGTATGTAACGCAATTTGCCAACCATTTGTTTTTGGCAGGCGAAAGCGCTAATCCGTACAATTTATATTTCTCTGCTCCGCTTGACGAAACCAACTTCAGTCCCGCTGCCGGAGCCGGTGTAATCAACGTAGGCTTTCCAATTGTTCAGATTAAGTCGTTCCGAGACACGTTGTACATCTTCGGCAAGAACTCAATTAAGAAGCTTACTGGTACAAGCATTGCCGATTTTCAGACGCAAGAAGTAACCAACAATCTGGGATGCCTCGTCCCTGACAGCGTCATTGAGTTTGCCGGTAATCTGGTGTTCTTGAGCTACGACGGCTTTCGTCCGATTGCCGGTACTGCGCGAATCGGTGACGTTGAACTTGAAAACCTTTCAAAACAGATTCAAAGCACGGTTAATTCGCTGATTGATGAAATCGTAAGCTCAAATCTTGACATCGAAAAGTTTAATTGCGTTCCGTATAATAAAAAGAGTCAATTCCGATTCTTTTCACAAACAGATAGCGTCTTTGGCGTACTAGCCGGTCTTCGTCGTACCGATCAAGGAATTAACCTTGAATTTGCTCAGCTTTTCGACATGACCGCAACGGCTGCTGCTAGTGGGCTTTTGGGCACTGACGAAATTATTCTACATGGCGATGCCAGTGGAAAAGTTTACAAGCAAGAGTCTGGCAGTAGTTTTGATGGGCGAAACATTCTTAGCATCTATCAGACACCCTACTACTACTTCGAAGATCCTACAATTCGTAAAAACTTCTACAACGTGACGACGTTCCTTCGTGCTGAAGGATCAATCAACATCGTATTTGCTGTGTCATACGACTTTGATGACAGTCAAAGCGTCTTTAATCCGCCAGACTATGCTATAACGACACAGTATGCTGCGGCATTCTACAACACTGCCATATATGACAGCACTGCTGTATACGATGGAAATCCGTCACCAGTTGTCAAAACGAACATCTCTGGCTCTGGATATTCCATTTCATTCAAATACGTCACTAATGACACAAATCTGAGCCACAACATTCAGGGCTTAGTGATGAACTTCACATACAACGACAGGAGATAAACGGTGGCTGGATATTCAAGACAATCAGCAGCTAGCATTGTACCGACAGCGGTTGTTCGGGCAACTCCGTTGAATGATGAATTTAACGCATTGCGTGACGCTTTCATCACTGCTACTGGACACAAGCACGACGGTACATCAACAGAGGGCGCTTACGTTCCTCTCATTTCCGATACGAATTCTCGCAACAAGGTTGTTGTTGATGCTACAAACAATCGACTAAGCCTTTTCGTTAATGTTAGTAGCGCTGCGGCTGAGCAGCTTCGTGTTATTGATGGCGCGTTCATTCCCGTTGTCGATAACGATATCGATCTTGGAAGTTCAACGTTTGAATTTAAAGATCTTTACATCGACGGCACTGCTAATATTGATTCATTGATTGCTGACACCGCCAGTGTGCTTGGTGGAACAATCAACAACACCGTCATCGGTGGCAGTACACCCAATGCGGTTACCGGCACAACAATCACCGCTACTGTCGGATTTGTTGGCGGCATAACAGGTAACGTAACAGGCAACGTCACAGGTAATGTTACCGGCAATTTGACGGGTGATGTCACTGGTAATGTCACCGGCAACGTCACTGGCAACCTGACGGGTAACGTCACAGCCTCTAGCGGCACTTCTACATTCAACAACGTCACCGTTACCGGCACGTTGAATATGGATGCAGGAACCGTAGGCACCATCACCAACCTGTCGACTCCCACGAACGCAGGCGATGCGGCTACAAAGGGATACGTTGACACGGCTGATGCGCTAAAACTGAATCTGTCAGGCGGCACCATGAGTGGCGCTATTGCAATGGGCACGAATAAGATTACTGGTCTTGGCGCTCCCACAAGCGATAACGATGCTGCTACCAAAGTGTATGTTGACAATGCTGTACAAGGGCTTGACGCAAAAGCTTCTGTCAAAGCTGCAACAACCACTAACATCACGTTGTCTGGTACTCAGACAATTGACGGTGTTTCTGTAATTGCCGGTGATCGCGTTCTCGTAAAAGATCAGTCGACCACTTCGCAAAACGGCATCTATGTTGCTGCCTCTAGCGGATGGAGCCGTGCTGCTGATGCAAATGCGTGGGACGAACTTATTTCTGCCTTCGTGTTCGTTGAAGGTGGTACAGCCAATGGTAATAACGGCTATCTCTGTACAGTCGCCGCCGGTGGCACAATTGACAGCACTGCTGTAACGTTTGTTCAGTTCTCTGGCGCAGGACAAATCACAGCCGGTACAGGTATGACCAAGAGTGGTAATACGCTCAATGTCAACACTGCTTCTTCTGCGCGTATTGTTGTTGGTGCCGATGAAATTGATTTGGCAACGACGGGTGTCAGCGCAGGTACATATCGATCTGTTACGACAGACGCATATGGTCGTATCACTGCGGGTACAAATCCGACGACGATTTCTGGCTATGGCATCACTGATGCTTACACCAAAACCGAAGTTGATACTTCGCTTGCCGGTAAGCTGAATCTGACTGGCGGCACTATGACGGGTAACATCGTCATGGGTGCTAATAAAGTTACTAGCACAGCTACTCCGACTACAGACGACGATCTGACGCGCAAAGGGTATGTCGACAGCATTCTAGGCTCTGCAACGTCTGCTGCGGCTTCTGCGGCGGCTGCTGCCACAAGCGCTAGCAATGCTGCTACAAGCGCCTCTAATGCGTCTACAAGCGCTTCCAATGCCGCATCGTCTGCCTCGGCTGCTGCTGCAAGCTATGACAGTTTTGATGACCGCTATCTAGGCGTTAAGTCGTCTAATCCTACGCTCGACAACGACGGTGCTGCTCTGCTGACAGGTGCGCTGTACTTCAACAGCACCGCAGGTGAAATGCGTGTCTATAACGGCACGGCATGGGTGGCGGCTTATCTGCCTGCTGCCGCTTACATGGATCTGACAACTAATCAGACCGCAGCAGGCGTTAAGACGTTCAGCAGCAACCCGATCCTGTCTGGAGGAACCGCCAACGGAGTGGCCTACCTCAATGGGTCAAAGGTGCTGACCACGGGGAGTGCGCTGACGTTTGATGGGACGACGTTTACTGCTTCAGGTTCTAGTAACCCAGAAATTAAAGTCAAATCTACGGCAGGTACAACTGGAAACTACAAGCCATGCGCCTGACCTCTACCGGGTTGGGCATTGGGACGAGTTCGCCTGCGTTTAAGGCTGACGTAATCAACAACACGACTTACCAACTTCGTGTTGCTACAACTACCGGCAACTATTCCGATGCTGGCATCTTCCTTGGAGCATCAGGCACGTCTGATCCCAACTACTGGGGCGCCATCCAGTATGTTCAGAGCGATCAAACCACTCGCATCGTAAACAAGAGTTTCAGCGCAACTGGCGGCATTGACTTCTATGTCGCAACTACGCTGACACCGGCCCGAGCGATGAAACTGGATTCGTTCGGCAACCTCGGTCTGGGGGTTCAGCCGAGTGCTTGGAACGCAAGCAACGCAAAAGTAATGCAACTTGGCTCCGGCGGAACGTTTGTGTTTGGTGACGCAAACTCCAACAATACTGGACTCAACGCTTACTACGAAACCTCTTGGAAATACACTGGCAACGGCTTTGCTTCTCGGTACGAACAACAAGCAGGGCAGCATCGTTGGTACAACGCGCCAAACAACACTTCCGGCGCAGGCGCAGGCCCAATCAGTTTCACGCAGGCGATGACACTGGATGCGAGTGGGAACTTGGTTGTTGGAGATACTAGTGCGGCTGCAAAACTAGATATTGTTTCAACACAACAAGTCGCTATATTTGGC